TATCTACAAAAATACCAGTATGACCACCAGCACCGCTAGACTGTCCACGACGGCCCCAAATACAAACGTCATGTCTTTGAGCGTTAAATGGTTTATTTTCAGCAACCAAAACATATCCGTTACGTATCAACCAGTCATGCATATACTCAGTGTTGACCGCCCAGCCTGCAGAAATTGCACCACCCGCCATTAGCGCATAATATACAGCACTAGAGCAGTCATAACTATTTGGACCGTTACGATAGTCCATTGAGTAAGTGACCTTGCCGACACGGTCGCTCATCCAACGAATGGATGTTTCAAGATTGATTGTCATCTAATACCTCCAAAATTGGTACAAGTAGAAATGCAATTGGCGCCAAAATAATCAGCGCCAACACACAAAATGTTGTCTTTAATATCCTCATCGTTTGTCTGCCTTTGGCTCGTAATAGTCAAGAGCCTGCTTGCTATCTGATACTCCTGCAGTTGTCGGGTCATTGATGATACCCACAACAGTCAAGATAGACATAATCGTCGTAAAGGTTGATTCCCAATTTTCAGGGACCCAATTAAAGCCTAGTTGTTGAGACAAAAGCACCAATAACGGTACTAGTGTCCACCAAAAAGTTTTATTGCGTAAACGTACGCCCCAGTTAATTTTCATAAATGTTACCCCTCTTTCATAATGACGCGTTTTAGCTCTCGAATATCTTCTCCCATGCTTTTGACCTGCTCCGCAAGGACCAAGATTGCCTTGTTTTGCTCATCGTGACTATCTAGCCGACGATTAGCACTTTCCTTGAATTCTTTGAGATTTTCAATATCCTTCTCTAATACCGTAATACGATTCTCTTGCTTTGTAATCTTGGCTGAGAAATTAGTCCACAATCCAACGACTGTAGACACAAATCCAACCAACGCATATACATGTTCTGGTTTGATATGCATAGGCTATCCTTCCTTAGTCAATTCATTGAACACTTCATCATCTTCAACTAGCTTGCGAATGTAGGATTTGATTCGGTCCTTAATAATTGGACTAAATTTAATATCCTTCCACTTCATGTTGCCTTCCATAACTTCTAGAGCATATAATTTAATCATCATGTCAATTCTCCTATCTTTATTAAATATCAGTTTCAGAACTATCTTCAGATTCATCATCAAAGATTCCCGTCGCAAAAAGTTCTTCATCGGTAAGGATTCCTTTCTCATAGAGCAGGGCAGTAATTTTCAAGAATGATGAACGGGAAGCTGCGGACAATTTTACTTGCTCTTTAACCTTTTCGAGATTCTTTGTAGCTTCTTCGGTAATATCATCAACCTTGGCAAGACGCTTGCCAATTTCATTGAATTTCTCATCTTCTGCTCTATTCGGGAAATTGTCCTGATAGATTTTTTCGAGTGCTAACTCAAACAGTTCTGCATCCGACTTATCAATAGCTTCCTTATCAAAATAGATGGGATACATAGCTCCTTCATCATTGATAAGTAATACTCTAGTTTTCGGATGTTCCCCTTGCGTATATTCCAACGATTTGTTTCCAAATTTTAACCTCATAGCTATTCCTTTCTAACTTGGATATGGGTCATTAGTGATGTATGTAATCGTGCCGGTCATTACATGTCCACCGACCGTATTGCTCGTCATCCTAATGGTTCCGTCTGGTGCGAAATGCAAGATATTTGGACTTTTTGTGAACTGAGATACATTTGTATTTACGGTCATATGGACATCGACAACAGGTCTATATCCAGCTGGTATCTTTTCCTGCATGACTGCATGTTCGAAAGAATCCACGGAATATATATTTCGAATTAGACTGATTGTTACTACATCTCCCTTTCGGACAAGATTGGCTTTCATGCTATAAGGAAATCCCATCGTCAATGTCTTTAGTGGTTTCTCTTGTAGCATTGGATGATTGGTTTGGGGAGTTATTTCAACCCAAGGATACCATGTTGCAGAACCATTTGAGGACTTGTAACCGATAGCATGTCGTCTGTATACCTTCCACCCGCCATACCAGGATTTTGCAATCTGAAATATATCTGTAGTAGCTCTGCATGTTTCAATCCAGCCATATTGTGACGGAAAGGGACTGTTTGCACAGTTAGGGTTAATCCAGCGTGTGCCATTGTTAACATGAGTATTGACATCCGTATTGTAAGCGTAAATAGTATTACCTTCGACATTTGTCAATTGATACTGTTGTATCTGCTTACCACCTGCATAGATATTACCTGCCACATCCAATGACCCCGCAGGCCCATTCTCTGCAATTTTTCCTACACCAACTCTACCATCTTTGTCATAGCTCATCACAACACTCTCGGTTGCTACGGTAGCTGAAAATTCGACACTTGTAAACTTGTCCGACAATGTACCTATGATGGTAAATGACTTATTAGCTGGGTAACTTCCAGCCATATTAGCAGGTGAATTATTTAGAGTGTGCTGAGTCGTCCAACTACCAGACGCACTACCATTGTCAGCCGTATAGCTAGCACTACCTAGAGGGGCAACCTTGAATGACAATGTCATGATGTTCTTTTGGCTACCAGATAGCGTAATTGATGCGATCTTAGCGTTTCTGACAATCTGAATGATGTTGGGTGTCTGTCTCGTTCGCTGTGCTGTAAAGCTCAAAACAGGGGCAAAATACTCAATAACGTTGATAGTGACATCCCTAGTATCTGACCATCTGCCACGACTATCCACGACAGATGCACGGATAGTAGCAGAGCCACTAAAGTTCATGATACCCAACGTACCACCGTTTGAGTTTGTAACTAAGTTTCTATTTACTATCTCTGCCTTATATCCTGTAATAGTTGAGCTATACGACCCACTCGCACCATTAAAGTTTACTTGGATATTAGAAATAATTTGCAAGAAATTGTTGCCAGACAACAGACTTCTTGCAGCTCCATTAGTGTCTGTCAGAGTAACACCAGAAAATGTAGGTTTCATGCTTGCTGGCACATTTGCTATAAATGCGACCTGTTGCGTACCTGTTTTTGTTGAACCTGAGTAGGTATCAACGTAGATTGTACCAGTCCCACTTGTTGAGTTCGGAATATCATTTGCGAAATCAAGTGGGATAGTCCAAGTTGTAGATGTGTCTACATTGGTTGCGATTGTCCCTGATTTGTTTCCCCAGGCATACCGGACAATGTGCTTAAAACTAGAGCTTTGACGGTTGATATTGATAGTAAGTGCACTACCAATGACACCAGGGCTAACACTTACAGAACTGGAACGTGGGATTGTGGTTAGTCCATGAACCCAGTTCCCTGAAGCATTACCAAAGTTCAAAGTTCCATAGCTGATATTGCTCATATTAGAATTCAAGCCAATTCCTGCTGATTTTGTCCCATCAGCATTGTGACCTACTCGAAATTGTACTGAGCCCAAATATTTTTTAGAACCGTTCAGATATAGTGGACCAACTGCAAGGGTTTGAGATTGACCATCACAAGTGACAGTGACGGTATTGCCGTAAGTATTACCAAACTCAATGTTCCACCCTGCGTCCATTCCTATCCAAACATCAATCTTGATTACTGAGCTGTTTCCGCTTATATCTTGACTGACGGTGGATGATGTGCCTTCTAGGAAACCTCTCCAGTTCCCTGAATATCTAAATACTGCCATACTTTCAAGCTATCCCTTTCTACCCAACATACCGTATGACATTCATATCGGCGTTGAGATGATATTGTTCTGTGCGGAACCGTCCAATCTGTACAGAGGCGGTAAAGATACCATTGTCTATATGGATAACACCTTGCGAAATGTACATAACTTCTTTACCAGCCGAAAACATGGAAATTCTATCGCTTGACACTTTAATGGTTGAGCTTGCATCATTCTTACCGATAATCAAACCCTCGTTAGAGCTTGACATATAAGTATCAATAAATGTTTTCAGCTCTTTAAAGCCGCCAAACTGCGTAACCAGCAACTCAATCCGTCTGCCTGCCTCTGCCAAATCCGCTTCTGCTTTTGCTCGGCTATCAGCATTTGATTTTACAAATGATTGATAAGCTTTCTCGAGGTCACTAAGCGCATCCATAGATGCCTTTGCTTTAAGCTCTGCATCAAGTATCTGTGCCCGCTCGTTTAGTAAATTGAGCTGTTCCTGGGTCAATGCTTGGTCCGCTTTGGCGTCGATACGTTTTTCAACATCCGCCTGCGCTTCGCCAAACGTTGTCGCAACCATCCCTTCCTCTAGTTGTGGCTTGGCCAAATATAGGATGGAGTTTGTAGTAAACTCAAAGGCATAGATAAAAAACATTATTTCTTTTGTAAAATCAATATCATCATTTAATTTTAGATTACCAGATACTCTGTGCCACTTGTTAGTCGTAGATATATTGATTGTCGTTTTCCCAGAATGGAAATCTCGCTGGCCAGCCTTATTGTAGTAGTAAATACCAAACTGAATTTTAGTACCAATGCCAGTAGCAAAAATGTCTGCGGAGAAAGTATATTTACCCACTCTAAGGTCACTTGCTTGCAATGCTTGGTTAAGCGCTTTCCAGTTGCGCTGACCATTAGACTCATTAAATTCAATAACTGGCCCAGTACCATTAAACGATTCACGATAAAATGCATGATAAGATGTTGTCGGATTAGTGATTCCACTGTTGTACATACTACCCCAATTCGGAATCTCTATATTCTTGTAGGTAGTACCTCCGACCGTAAATGTCTCAGAGCGCTCTTTCGGGTTCGAGAAAGTTGCATTCCGTAAAATATTCCGTCCGCCTACCTCAATCTTCGCCCACCGGTCAGCCCATTTATATTTTGTCTTATCCGTACTATCAGCTTGGGTATAGTCCGAATAGTGTCCAATGTACCTCTGACCATTATCAGACGTGGTCAGACCTGTACCGTCTGCATTATCAGAATAAGCCCGATGAATGTACGGAGTTCGCCCATCTTCCCCTCTTTGCCCAGGTTCTCCTTTTTCGCCTTTGGGCCCAGGAGTCAATTCAATTTTCTTCAAATCATCTTTAGTAGCAACGTCCGTAAAATCAATCTGAACCCGCTTAGCGTTTAATATAACTTCGCCAACCTCATTGACATACAAAATATCCCTATCCCCAGAGGAAATACGAAAACGCCGAACATCGATATGATTACCACTCAGATTATTAACATTGACGTTCCCTAAATTTTGGTCACTGATTGGAATCAATTCCCAATCCACACCGGACCATTGCTTCAATACGACAGAATTTTCAAGAGGTTCATACCACAAATCACCGACATTAGCATTTGCCGGTCTGTCGATTCCACGATAAATCGTGTTCTTTCCGTTTGCAGCGACCTGAACCATGTTGCTAGTTTCTATCTTTACATCTTCGAGTTGTTGCTCAATACTTCTCTGTTGGTTGATAGAGTTGTTACTACTTCTAGACTCAAACTGTCCAGCCTCAATCCTCAACAAGCTACCTGCCAAACTGTCATACTCATAACGGATTACCTTAGCTTCTACATAGAACCCATCCTCATCATGACTGACCGTTACCGTATCGCCGATTCGAACAGTTTCAAGGTTTTGGAAATCAGCATATTCCTTAGTTTTTGACAATTCAACAAAGTCAACCTCATAGGAACAGGTAGGAACATCAATAACGCCAAATTGCTCTTTGATTAAGGTACGCATTTTGGTATAGGCTTCATTCAGAGGAACAGCATCTTTTGCATCTGCATTTTCACCAACTGCCGCCTTTACATCAACCTCAACTTTACCAATTCTTGGGAAAGGATAGTCACGAATCCGAGGGCTGTCCACATATTTTTCTGGCAACAAAAGTCCGTCAAAACCAATAGGCATGATCCGAGTGATGACCGATTTGTCATCAATGTTAGCAGTATAGCCTTTGAGGTTCTTCTTGTGACGGATTTTAAAACCTCTATTTTCTCCAATTGCTCGATTAAAATAGACCTTAAAATTGTCACGAAGAATCTCACCGCCAAACCGATTGACAAAGGAATTATCCAACGACGTATTCAACAAAATCTCCACACAGTTCTTACGAACTACCCTAGACCCTGCCACCTTGGAAATATCACTAAAGAAAGTAAATGGATGACTGTACTGTGTATTCTGAGACAATTGTTGCAACCATGCTTGACCACTCTTAGATACAATATTGGTATCCTCTACAAAGTTGAAAGCTAGGTCATAGAAAATATGAAAAGCATGTATTTCTAGCATTCCCATTGACGGCTTAGACTGGTAAATTCGAAACAACTGGTCACCATTTGGAGTGGGAGCCTTGATAATCATCCCATTGCGAATCAACTTGCCAAATTTTGCCCAAAGTGGATATTGAGCTGTCAAAGTATACAGATTGTTTATCAACTCTTCAACATGACACTTTTTCAAGTCATTATCTAATATCCCTAATCCATTATGTTCAAAAAGACTTTCCTCAGCCGCATACAAACAAATCATATATACCGCCACCTCCCTTCACAAATAACCTTAGTGATATTTCCTGACCAGGACACCCGATTAGTACCAGGCACAAATTCGGGAAATTCTCCAACCATATTTCGATTCATATCTACATTCCCTCTATAAGCATTCTGTAAATCGCTATCAAGTTCAATGTAGTCACCAACATCACGCAAAATAATGGACTTGCCATTCACCGTCAACGTACCAGAACCAAATACCTTCAGATAAGGCTTGGAACGATAAGTCCCCATATTTTGAAAAGATTGACCATTTACCAATGAAACACTACTATTCAAAGCATATTGAAACGGATCACACTCAAACGTAACTGTGAACCGACCATACTCTGCCACCTCATTCTCGATGTCTGAAAACTGGATTTTTTTGATTTTGTAATACACATCATCATCCGAAAAACGCAAAGTCTTTTTCCCAACAAAGAACCCCTTGACAGTCCTTACGAGACTCTTGATATTGACCTCTTCCAGCATATTGTATTCACATTCAATCGAAATATTCTTATACCCTAGCTCCCTTGTCAACGAACCATCTCTACCTGGAATGACAATATCTTCATACTCCATTTCTGGGCTAGGAATCACAGGTCTTGCCGCTAAACAACACCTCAGACTGTCTGGAAATGAGCCGTCTAATAACGTTTTAAGCATAAGTCTCCTTTCAAAAAAATTAGAAGTGCTCAGATTCATCCTCTCAGCACTTCCTTCTTAAGCAACACCTCCCGTAGAGAAATTACGGATATCGCTCTTGTCAGCAATCCACTTATCCACCTTATCAAAAAAGTGGTCTGTACCGTAATCACTATCGACAGTGGCATTCATTGTCACATAGTTAGTGACATGGACAGTATTGCCCACCATGCCACTTGCCTTCGCTTGGGCTTGACCAATTTTACCTAGCACTTTATCAGTTAACGGTAAAATAGCCTCTGGTCCAGCTTCTCCTCCAACCATTAGATTGTTTCCGTTTCGACCAAACGCAACAGGATCAGTCATAATACCACCAGATTTGTACCATTCAATACTGAAGTGAGGCACCCTAGGCGGAGCAAGACTAAAACTACCGCTAACACTTAGGTGTGGAAGCTTGATTTTAGGCAAACTCCAAGAAAAATTGAAGAAACTCTTCATGGTACTAATAGCATTTCCGACAGCATCCTTTGCCCCATTAATGGCACGACTAATAGCGTCTCGTATGCCGTTGAAAATATTAACAGCACTATTCTTAGCAGCATTAAATCCGTTGGCAATCGAATTACGTACATTATCGACGACTTGGGCAATGTTTGTTTTGATACCATTCCAAATACTAGAAATTTGAGAGCTTATATTGCTCCAAATTTGAGCAGTCGTACTTGATACAGCAGTCCAAGCTTCTGAGATTTTAGACCTAATGCTATTCCAAATTTCGGTAACTTTACCAGAAATAGCAGTCCATACACCAGTTAGGTATCCTGAGATTTGATTCCAAACCTCTGTGACCTTGCTAGAAACGGCTGTCCAAGTATCTTCCATCCATTTCTTGATAGCAGACCAAACTTCAGTTGCTTTACCAGAAATGGCAGTCCAAACACCAGTGAGATAGCCACTAATAGCATCCCAGACGCTTGAAATAGCATTTTTGATGGTGTCCCATAGTTGAGAAAACCATGTAGCAAGCCCTGTCCAAAATTCCTGAGTAAATGCCCAGAATATCTCCCATGCCAATCGTAGAGGTGTTTCAATAGCAAGCCATGCGATGTTAAAAGCCTCTTTTACCAATAGCCACGCAAATGTAAAGATGTTAACTAATCCATCCCATAGTACTTTGGCGCCCTCCATAAAAGATGTCCACGTTTCCGATAACCATGTAGTTAACTCTGTCCACAACTGGACTGTAGCCTCTTTTACGCTTGCCCACTTCTCCGCAAACCATTCCCCGATTGGGGCGAAAAATTCTTTAATCTTTTCCCAAGCTTGTCCAACCCATGCGACAATCTCATCCCAATGCATGACGACAACTGCCACCAAAGCTACTAATGCGGCGCCGATCAATACAGGCCACGATACAATCGCGGAAACTATTCCTCCCAATGCAGGTAACAAAGTCCCTGTTATCCAAGGTATAACACCTGCAAGTGCTCCACCTTGTGCGAATAGACCAGCAATAGAGCCGATACCCGTTGCAATCTGACCAATAAAGATCAGTAACGGACCAAGTGCAGCAATGATGCTACCAATAACCACAATGACTTGCTGCATTGGTTTTGGCAAATCAGCAAACCCTTTGGCAAGATTTCCTAAAAAATCAAAAACAGGCTCTAAGGCATCCAGCACATCAGCGGCAGCATCCATCAATGGACCGCCAAACTCAACCGCAATATCCGCTAGTCTATTCTTGACGATTGCTAGTTTACTTTGGAACGTTTCATATCGCTTCTGAGCTTCTTCTGACAAGGCAGTATTTTCTGCCCACGCTTCACCAGATTTTCTAAATGCAGTTTCTAGTAGTTCACCTGCACCTGCTAAACGCTGCATTGCATCAATTTCGTTAACGGATTCAAGCCCAAGGTCTTTCAAAGTACCTGTGACATTTCCTCCTTCGACCTTGATTCTTCCCAAGCCTTTTATCAGTGTTACAATAGCATCCTGTGGTCTTTCTTGCCACATGACGGCAAATTCTTCTGCACTCTGTCCTGCTACGTCCGCAAAACTAGTCAAAGCTTCTCCGCCTTCAAGAACGGCTGTATTGACTTTTTGCATGATACGACTCATTGCAGAACCACCAGCCTCAGCATTGATACCAACAGATGACATAGCGGCAGCTAGACCCATGATTTGAGCTTCAGTCAGACCTACAAGATTACCTGTACCAGCCAGACGCAATCCCATCTCCAAAATCTCTGATTCAGTAGTCGCAAAGTTGTTACCAAGAGAAACAATCGTTGAACCTAATTCATCAAATTTATCCTGAGGCATCTGCGTAATATTTGCCAAGCGAGCCATAGAGTTTGCTGCCTCTTCGGCTGACAAGTTAGTAGATTGCCCCATATCAATCATGACACGGGTAAAGTCTAAGACATTCTCCGTCTTAATTCCTAACTGCCCCGCAGCTTCTGCAACTGCGGAGATTTCCGTAGTACTCGCAGGAATTTCCTTGGCCATGTTGCGAATGCCATCCCGTAAGTCATCGTAGCTAATAATGACCTTGCCATTCGCGTCGACAACCTCATCATTGGTCTTCATGACACCTGCAAAGGCTGATTCAAAATCACTTGCCACCTTGACGGCAACACCCGCACCAGCTACAAGCGGAACAGTCAGCCCCATTGTCAATCCTTGACCAACAGAGGCTAATTTACTACCTAAACTCTTTGCCTTATCAGCAAATCGACCAAGAGAGTCATCAGCTTTCTTAGCCTCGTTGGCATAATCTTGAAAAGCCTTCTTTGATTCAAGCAGTTCTTTTTCTAGCTTGTCCACTTCACGACTATTCTCACCGTACTCAGCTTTAGCAATCTCTAACTGCCTCTCCAAATTTTCAACCTGCTGGCCAGTATTTTTCATCTGTTCAGCAAGTTCTTTTTTCTTGATTTTAAGCAAATCAGACTCTTTGGCATTGTTCCCAAGAGCTGACCGCTCCAAATCATACTTGGCTTTGATTTTATCAGCAGAGTCCGCCAATCTATCTTGTTCAGTTTTCAGCGCAGATAGTTTTTCTTTGCGTTCCTGCGAAGCACGAGCAGACTGATTGACAGCCTCACGTTCTTTATCCAAAGCCTGCTTAGTCTGTTCAATGGCATTCTTTAGGTATTCTTCATTACGTTTAGCATCCAGTAGCTTATTGGTCCACGTCTGAGTTTCCTTAGAGTTTTCACCAGTAGCCTTCGTGACTTCTTTTAGTCCTTGCTCAACTAACCTAGTCTTCTCTTGGGCAATTGAGTATTCAGAGGTCAATTTATTCAGCTTTGACTCTAACTTATCAGTCTCACTACCAGTCAGACGCATTTGCTCCTGTTGCAATCTAAATTCTTTATTCAACGACGTTATCTTGGAATTCATTTCTGATATTCCCTTGTTAAATTCTGAATTTAAGACCTTATAGGTTACCTTTACTTCGCTTTGCTTTGCCATTTGACCTCCTTTCTACTCACTATGCTTCCAAGCCTCGATAGCCACTTTCAGACTTGCCATTTCCTCAGCTTCCTGGATAGACATACCTAGCACCAACTGCATATCAATCCCAAAGACAAAAGAGTAATAGCCGATAACCTCATCCACCTCAACCTTTTCCCAGTTGATGCGAGGAACACGACCATTACTCTTCCCTTTTTTCGTCTTCTTTTCAAATGCTAGTTGGATTTCTCCTTTTTTGGCTGACCATTCCCCTGCACAATTTGCTGATAAATACGTCCAGCAATTTGTAAATCGAAGACCACAGCTTTCTCAAATTCATACTTTGACATAGATCCACCAGCTGCACGATAGGCAACAAAAGGAGCATTCTCCAAATCTTTGTCATTGATATTTGGATTTCCTCCACCATTTTTCATTGCGGAAGCAAACGCATTTTGCGTTAGGAGGCCGTCCTTCTTGGCTTTCTTCCAATCATACAAACTGATAGGAGTCTGAATCTTAACAGACTCCCCATTCAACAATTTCAATTCAGTAATTTTTTCAGACATTACTTATCCCTCCTAAAGCTCTGCTTTCTTGACTAATGTTGGTGTGAAGGTCTTGTTCCAACCGCTTACCACATCCGTAGCAACATCATCGCCTTCAATTGCTTCATAGTAGAAGAAGCCATTCTCATCTGCAAACGCAGAGAAAGTTGTTTCAATTTCCGCAATCTCTTCTTCGCCATTAGTAACATTGATTTTGAACGGACTGGTCCAAGAAATATTAGGAAAAGCAATCAGTTTATGGTTCTCTCGCCCCAAATCGTACATGTCCCATGTCAAAGCCCCAGAAGAAACCTTCGGCTTGCTCGTAAGACCATAGACACCTGTCTTCAACTTATCGTTGGTCAAGCCAAACACCTTCCGTAAAATAGCTACAGGCATGTGCATTGAGACAGTAGCGTTCAATTTTTGAATAACTGGGACTTCCTTGGTAACATTCCCCTCACACTTCTTAATGATCATCTTGCTTTCCGCCTCTACCGAGATAGACCCTGTACAACCTAGTCTTTCAGCCGTAGTTAACTGACCACTGACCAATGGACGAAACTGACCGTTGGTAATTTCAAATTGTTCAAAATCTTGCAATACATCAAATACTTTTGACATTTCTTTCTCCTTACGTCGTTAATAATTCTTGCTGTACTCGGACCAGTTCGTCAATAACATAGTCCAAGATAATTTCTTCCCGAGATGCCAAACCACGCTCAAAGAACGCTTGTGCAATCGGATTATGAGTTCCTCTTCCCTCATTAGGAAAGACCAGGTACCCAAATGACCCCTTATTCTTAGCAGCACCACCCTTAGCTACAATATCAAAGCCCAGATTAAACATCCGCTCTTTAAGTGGGTTGGAGTACTTAGCGTGCCTCTTCTCTCGTTTACTGACTGGCATAAAACCAATGATAGCTTGCATCACTTCCTTGGTTCCCCGAACAAGCAAGACACGATTGACAACTTCCTCCGACTTACTCGGAATCTTTGCCATAGCCTCAGCCAGTTTGGTAGAGCCAGAAAAATCAAGAGTAGCTTTATTTGCCATAAAACTACCTCTCTATTCGAATCAATTGGTGAAAATTAAGCGTCGTAGCCGTCACCTGCTCATCTGTATTAACCAAGTTACCCTTGTCAATTTCAGAGCTATCGAAAATCAACCGACAGTCTTTCAACCGCTCAATCAGACCAACATCATCAAAGCTAGCCCTCTCACGAGTAACAAACATAACTGTGAAAGCCCGCTTATATTGATTGGCATGGGTACCAGGACTCAACCCACCGTCGTCAGAGTACAGAAAGAAGGACGGGTTGTCTGCAACCTCGTCCCTTCCCATATCTAACCCAAAGCAAGGAAAACCTGTCCCACGAATCACCTCGACAATCCTACTTAGATCCAGAGGTTTGGATATAATTTCCGCCATCCCAGTACCCTACCTTTCTCAGAAATAGATACATATACTCCTGCCGATTATCAACATCCACCGACTCAACCGCGAAAAGTTCATCCTTTATCCGAACTTTATGCGATTTCTGGAAGTCCTGCACATAGTAACATTGGACCTTGATATCTACTGCAGATAGATTTGACACCAGGTAGCTATCATACTTGGCTACAATAGACTTGTAACCAAAGTACAATCTCCCCCGAGTCGTCAACTCTTCACCGATTTTCTTAGCCGTATTCTTGTCACGCTTGGTGGTCAAATCTCCATATTCAAGCAGTCCATCATTGAGTGGTTGATAATCACCTTGTTTACTCATTACCCTTCCTCCTCAATCGCCTCACACCATTTTCATGTTGGAGACGCAATAACTGTCTTCTGTAATCTTCCTCGAACATTGAAGTATTCCCAGACCAAGCCCTACGACAGTAGGCTTTCAGCAGTATCCTAGGCAAGCCAGATACAGAGTAGTCTGACTCGCCACAGATACCATCGATATAGGCTATCCCTTCTTCGATGTATTCCTTAATCTCGCTATCTTGACTTTCCCACGTCACACGCAAGTGCAACTTAATTGGTCCAAGAAGCTCACTACTCAAATCTTCGCTCACCTAGACACCTCCAGCTACTCTGCAACAGTCAATAAAGCAATCAAATCAGACTTCTTAGCTGTCTTGTCAAATTCAATACCTTTTTCTGTCAGTAACTCCTTGATTTCATCCGTCTTCAACTTGCTATAGTCTATTTCATCTTCACTTTCATCCAATACCTTGACAAATGCACGCTTTTCACTATTTTTACCTAAGAGGACTTCGAGGCGTTCGGCATCCACCTCGAAGACATCCCCAACAGCACGGTCAAGCTGAGCGACCTTATCGAAAAATTCTTCCGTTACTTCAACTTTAATCAATTCCATGTTTTATTCCCCCTTCACTAAATAGACACCTTAGGATTGATAGTGTCTTCTTTTACAATAGCAGCTGGACCTTCCAAATCTGGGATTGTCGCACCTGCAACACTAGAAATATCTGCTACAAAGAAAGCATTTTCGTTCTTGGCAATCCCTTTACCAAAGAATTGAGCAATGTGCAAATCAAGATTTTGAAGTGCTAGAGTCTCACGGTATTCTTGGATTTCAACGCTACCTGCAACAACTAGTAAGTAGTTATACGGAACACCAAAAACGAGCTTGTTTTCTGTAACAGCATGCAATGGAATAATTGTCTCTCCAGTCGGCAGTTGGGTTGTTACCCATACCCCTGCATCAGTTCTGAAAGCAAGTTTTGGAAATACCTTCGACCAGTAGGTCATCGGATTAACAAGCACAGCCACTTGCCCATTATCTGTTTTAGCTTTGGCAAGTGCAGCACGAATACCAGCAAGAGTTGACGGTGTCAAATCAGCTAATTCGATGGCCTGTTTTTCCGGATAGACACCACCAGAATCTCCCGAGAGTTTTCGCATCATGCCTAAAGGTTTTTCTTTACCATCACCATTTACAACAGCCTCTTCAAGAGATGCTGCCATTACTTCTTGCAAGAATGTGATGACATAACTAGCCAACCAAGATGGGCCAAGTTTGTAGTACCCCTTCGGAACTGCAATATAGCCAGAAAGTTGTGATTGAGAAATATCCAATCGTTTGAACGAATCCAAAAGAATTTGTTGGATATCCGCAGGAATAGTCCCCCAGAAAGCACGTTTCTTAGTCGAGTCACCGTAAATAAATGCAGTTTTCACATCGCCAACCTGCATATCAATCAAAGACAACAGAGGGTGTTCTTGTACCAAATTACGATACACATCTTCAATGATAGTTTCCGGGAACATCTGATCTAAACCAGTGATTTTTTGTTTTTGGGCTGCTTCACTGAAAAATTTACGTTCAGCGGATGTCAATTTCCGACGAAGTCCACGTTCGGCAAGGATAGACTCATCTTGCACCCCTTCTTGGAACTCTGCTGCTGCAGCCTTAACTTGTTCAGATACATTAGCTTCCAAACCTGTAACAAAGTTTTCAAAGGCTTGTTTCTGCTCCTGTTCGTTATCTGTTCGCAAAGCAGCAAACAATTGTTCACGAGCTTCAGCAAAGTTTGTTTTCAAATCATTATTGATTAATGGCATAGTTGTTATTCTCCTTTATTTTGTGTAAATAAAAAGGCAAAGCGTTCAATATTTCGCTTTCCCTTATCCTCATGTTCATCAGTCCCATACTTAGCCATAAGGCTATCTAGGACATTGGTTTTAGCGTCATTAGACACTTCTTCTGGCTCATCTTCGCCATAAATACCATCAGCAAGCCCCAAGGTAACTGCTTCATCAGCCGTGAGGAAAGTCTCCTCATCAAGAAGAGCTTTCAACTCCTCTCTGTCGCCCTTAAAACGCTTAAGGTAGGTCTCTTCAACAGATACCTGGGCCTTGTCCAAATCGTCAGCCACCTTACGCAATTCCTTGGCATTGCCATAGGCAAATGTCCATGGATTGTGAATCATCAACTGCGTATCTTTTGGCATCAAAATCTTGTCAGCACCCATAGCAATGATAGATGCGGCACTTGCAGCCAAACCATCAATAATCACCGTCACAGTCTCATCGCGCTGACTAAAGAAATTCTTGATTGCAATTCCCTCAAACATATCACCACCGTAAGAATTGATATGTACTTCAATTTCATTTCCTTGGAAACCCGCCAAAGCATTGCGAACATCCTTGAAGTTAATCCCTTCCCAGTAACCACCAACAGTGCCGTGTAGGTATAATACAGCCTTATCGTCATTTGAGACAGATGCCTCAAATTTAAACGGAATTTGTTTTGTCACTAGTTTCCTTTTCTCCTTTCTTTTGATTATCACCAGAGCCATCAGCCCTAGCATAGTTTAACGATACAAAGTATTGATTAGCCCACGGCTCATCAATCGGCTCTTCTCCCAGTTTATCCCTCAATTCGTTTGTACTGAGAGCACCGATTCGGAATAATGCTTCCCCAGCCGACGCAAATTTCTCTGCGCTGTAAACTAGGATTGTATTCGTTTGTATCTTAAATTTTGAGCCAACAGCCAGATGTTTCTTACCGTATAGCTTGCGATTAATTTCCGTCTCAATCGCATCAGCCCATGGACGCACACCAAAGTTGACAAAGTTGTCACGGATCGCCTCTGCATCTGCCACATCACCTTTCATGATTCCACGAGGAATCGAGAAAGCGTCAGCAGCATAGTGGACAACGTCCATGATGACATCGGAAATATCTCGAGTAGTTACCGCCCCACTCTTAGTATTGGCACTTGTCTGAACGAGGCTAGATATTTTAAGCCCTTCTTCTAAAGGAGTGATTGAGTCTTCATCAGAAAGTACAGCAGCAAACCGCTTCTCATACATCTCATCCATGATAAGATCGTATTCCGTTGTCTCGTTACCTTCATCATCTACCTCAACTACAGCCTCTCCGTATTTTTGGTCAAATAAGGCACCAATATTCAGACCAAGTTTCAAAGCGTTTCCCCTGTTGTAATTGCGAATCGCTCCACCAATCAACTTCCCATATTCCAAGTACAGGTCATCCAAGTAACCTTTTACCTTAGAATCATTCATGGTAAAGTGCAAAACATCCTCTTCCTGATAGACCGCATTCAACTGCAGTCCACCAGCAACCGTGATGTTCTTGTAAACATTTGGACGAAAGGCTTTTTTGTCAATTTCAAAGCTCTCTGCAAGAATGAACTCACCATTGTGCATCAAAACCAAAGCACCATCTGAGTTCTTGACCATCTGACCAATCAAGGCAGCAAGAAATTCATTCTGGGTCTGATTTTGGTTTGGCTCATAATTAAACCGATACCAAATATCCCCCTTCTGAATCTTACCTTTGTTGTAAGTCTCATAGTTGGCCAAAGACAAAGCATTGGCTATCTTGTCAATACACATCTGCAGAGCAAATTCCATAAACTGAACCCGCTGACCAGACCGACGAACCGCTGCTTCCAACTCCTTACGACTAACCTTCTTCACAGTACCATCGCGGGCGAAAAAACCAAAGAAATTATTTAACCACCCCAACTGGACCACCTCCTTTTCTAAACAGTGACTTACTTACGCTTGTACCAGGGACGCTTCAAACGTTCGACTTCTTTTTCTAACTTCTCAATCCGTTTCAAATGAGCCGAAAACTCAGCGTTAGTGCTTTCAGCATTCTTGCAACAACGCTTCTCCAACTCTTCAAAACGCTCATCAGTACGAAATTGAAGTTCAAACAACCGCTCCACTTTCCCATTGAGATAATCAAGCATCTTCCCAATCAAAACAAATGGACGATATTTTTTCTTAATTCGCTTAGACATACCGTATACTCCTATCGTGTAAAACTACGTAACCTGCGATTTATTTTTACAGTCTTCTTCTCCAACTGCTCCTCAATTGACATCGCATGAATCAAAGCCATAAAACCATCTGTCTTCCTCCTTTCTGGATCAATTTTTTTATAAGTCTTATTCCCTTTTCCGTCAACGTCTACGTAAACATTGTTGGTATACCACCGCATCATACGGTCTTCTCCAAATGCAATCTCATGATTCGCAAACATCATATCAACCGTAGGGGCAAGCCTAGAATGAGTAACCGAACCACTACGAACCACTTCTATCGGCAAGCCAGCATTCTCAAAAGCCTCCTTGACCGGTGCCTTTCGGAAATCATCCATCGCTATATTGACAATCTTGTATTTCTCGGCCATCTTCACAAACCAATCAGCCACATACTTAGGATCCATAACCTTACCAGGAACTATCGTAACCAATCCCTCATGTTGTGGAATTGTAAAATCCATATTAAAATCTTGGATTTTCAAAGCCTCTGCGACAATAAAAGTATGATGTAACCAATACCGCATCTTCCCTCGTCTAAACAAGAGACCTACACCGATAAAGTCCCGAACATCCGCATAGTCAATTGCACCCACACACTCCATTCCCTCCAAATCATCTGGTAACGGTCTGCTTGCTGCCACAATATCATCCCACTCAGCAACAGCATGCGTCGTGTCTTCCAAAGGGAAATTACATCGCTTAGTAATAAAGTCTAGGAATAACTCCTTGCTACGTAAAGCACGCTTGTAGGCTTTCCTGTACTCTTTCAGCAAAGTTGGCAAATATGGCAACATCGGATTGGCCTTTATCCAAGCAAGCTCATCTTCCCACTCCTCAAATGCATCAATCTTAGCCAAAATTGGCAACATACCAGCACGATAGTCACAAGTTGAAAGAATATCCCTAGCAGTCTGCTTGTAATCATCCAGTACCGCACCACGAACCTTACCATCCGTCGTCAGATACATCACAGAAGCATCCGCAACCTTACCAAGAGCGTTGATGTAGACATTGATATTGTCATAATTCAAATACTCATGTAACTCATCAAAGATAACCAAACCAGGACGAAGACCATCCTTGGTCCGTGCATTTGAGGTATGGTACTTAATCTTAGACCTAGATTTGATAAAAGTAATTAAGGTCTGGGAAAACTTGTAAGCCTTCTGCAGAACAGCATGATCTTTAATCGTGTTATAAACATCATCAAATGATGTCTTAGCCTGAGCCTCGCTATTGGCAACAATATCCACGTTGTATTCACGGATGCCGTTTCGATTGCTGGTCTTAAAAAAAGCCTCATCTGAAGCAATACTGTTCTTACCAAATCCACGAGCACATAATAAAAACAGCTCGGGAAATACCAAACTGTCATCGCTCTTCCAACGGATAGCATTAACTGCCGCATGAATAAATCGTTGCGGAGGCTGTAGCTTATATGGGCGATATTTGTTGATAAAATCAACAACACTATCAGCCTTTTTTACATCAACATAAATTTCCGGATCAGAAATGGCAGCAATTACCAAATCCGCCATCTGCTTAATTTCCTTACAGACAGGATATTTCTCTGTAACAATATCTCTCAACCAGTCGTCAATGTGGGAAGTTCCGCTGGTAAAATTAAATGTCTTCGCCATCCTCAGACTTCAATTCCTTAGCTTCGATTCCTAATTTTTCAAGCATGACCATCATCTGCTTATTGACGTTGACTTGGAGAGAGACGGAATCATTTTTCTTACCATCAATACGTATGCCATTCAACTTTATATCCTGTCTTAAAAGTTGAGATGTCTCCCACAGGGAAATATACTGCTCAACTAAATCTTTAAATGGCTCCTCATATTTTTTACGCTCCTGCAAAATGCGAATCAGCTTGATTCGTAAATCATCACGAGACTTAACATATTTTTTCTGAGCAACCAAAGGGCGTTCCCAGTCAAATTCTGGGTATTCTAAAAAACCAGCCATATTTCTCCTTTCATGTGAGTTTTTTGTTCTTGATAAAATTTCGCTAGATATCTTTTCCGAGGTACCCCTTCCCGTTGCACGTTTCCCCTTCGGAAAAGCCATTTGGTTTGACCCGGGGGCTTACCACTGCTCCACATTGTCGAATTTGCGACGATGATAGCCGCTGAGTTTTTCTGGGTGCTCTCGGTTGTGGCATGGATTGCACAAACATTCTGTGTTGTCTAGTTCTAATGCTAACTCTGGATGCTGTCGCACTTCCTTCTTGTGATGCACCATATCTGCTGGTGTGTACCGACCTGCTCGCATACAACGTTGGCATTCGTTGTTGTCCCTCTGCCTACGCACCTTTCGAATAATTCGCCATTCCTTGGTCCAATAGAACTCTTTGACTTTGTCAGTTCTGATTAGCTCGACTAACCTGTCAAGTATTTCAGGAGTCATCAGATTCATTTGATCAATCCCTGACTAGCAAGCCATTCCTCTGTAAGAATCTGCTGAATCTTTGTTGTAAGTTCAGGATTGAGTTGCCCAATCTGTATTCCAAGATTGCTCAATAGTTTTGTATTATGTTCAGACGATAATACTTGACGCATAAGGCCAGTAAATAATGCTGCAACTTCTGAATTGGTTAGTCGATTGATTGCTATAACATCATAAATGTGCTGATTGATTTCATCAAGCGACTTCTTATTTTGAATCAGATAGTCTGTGATTTTCTTTTCTGCTATCGCATTCATCTTGTAAACTCCTAGTTCTCGGTTTTTTTGTATCGAATTATGCAAGGTTTTACTAATTCTATTTCATTTTTTTATTTTTAGGAAACGCTTGGTATCAATGGTTTTCAGGGCTAAAAAATAAAAATGCAAGGTCATCGCAAAAACTTTTCTATCTGTTTGATAAATTTTAGAGATTGAGCTTGTCTACAGTTTTATCTTCAGAGTCGCGAGTCACTCCAATATATGCCAATGTTGTCGATTCTTTTTGATGATTAAGTAGTTTCATTATGTCTCCTACTGTTTTGTTTCCTTGCGTTGTGAAGATTTGGAAGCCGAAAGTTTTCCGCATAGAATGTGTGCCAATCTCTGGTATTCCGAGGAAGTTAGCTGCAGAGGTAACTATCCTCCACGCTTGAGACTCGCTCATCTTTCTGTTTTGCTTAAAGCTTCCCGGAAATAGATAATCCTCGTTTTTTAGCTTCGTTATACCAAGATAGTTTCTTATCGCTTTTTTTAAGCTGGAGTTCATTTTTCTGTCGGTAAATTTCCCAGTTTTTTCATCAAAATGTTTAATCCGCCAGCCTGTGACATCCTTAACTTTAAGATCTCGAATATCTCCCATTCGCAGTCCAGAGTTGATTCCTGTGACAAATAAAGTATAGTTTCGCAGTCTAAGTACAGGATTCTTCGCGCTGTCATGTATTAAATAATCCTTCATTCGTTGAATGTCTTTAAGATCACGAATTGGTTGCTTAGTTGCCACTGACTCACCTCCTTCCTAAAATTAAAAGCCACACGGATTTGTGTGACTTTATGTTTACCTATTAGTTTTACTCATGATACAAATATAACACATTGTTTTTGTCACTTCTATACGTTTTTGTGACAAGATTACATCAAAAGTATTTTGGCTAATGTGTCCAATATAACTTCGCGTCGTCTATAAATTTGCTTACGATGCTTATAAAGATAGCCAGTATCTCCATTTTGCATGATATACAAAATTTGAATCCAATCATACCTAGTATGCTCACCCCAACGCAAATGAAAGATTTTCTTATCATCTGGTTCGAGTACGTCAAGTAGTTTTGAAATTGCTGTTTGAAACTCTTCCAACTTTAGAATCACTGGATCACTAGCGTATGTAATGGCTAGGTTTTCGGATGTATTGCATGAAGTACCACTTCTACTTGCTCCTGAATCGTCTATGTCTGGTATTGTTAAATTCTTAACTGCATAGAGCCTTTCTAATTCGTGACGACGCTGTCCGATAAGTTTATCAATTTTAAGATACTTGGCTTCAAGTTCAAACTCTAGAAAATCACGTCTAGTCTTGATTGCTGTCTTCTTTGTCAAGTCGTTCCTCCCATCTTCTTAATGCCTCAGCAATTGCTTCTAGCAGTTCAGGACTTAGTTTGCCCAATTCCTGTTCCAACTGTTCCAGTTCTCGTTGTCGTGCCTGCTTAGCTTTCTTTTTCTTGATTCTTTTGTTCACCGTTCTGCTCATTGTAACCCGATAGATACTTGATGCACTCTGCGAAATAGGCACAGGCTACCCACACAATAAATGCGGTCAGAAATGGATGCTGTGCCATAAACTCATATCCGTTCATCGATTTTCTTCTCCTAATCCACAGCCTTAACTTCCAGTGGCAACCACATCTTCGGATTAAAGTTGATAGTGTAGTCGTAATTCGACACATCCTTTGTCTTCACATCCTGTACCACATAGGATACATTATCAGACAATCCAATGATATGCTTCTGATATTCTTCATCAGCTGTCTCAACCAAAATTTCCAATTGATTATCTGTGGTATCCGCTACAATTGACATCCGACCGCTCATCTCGAACATCACATCATTTGTGATTGCATTCAAGACCGTTACCTTTCGTACCACGTTGAAATTGTCTGCCTCTTCTGATAAGTTGTGTCGAACAACATCAGCTTGGTCAGAACACCCAGCTAACATACCAATCACTCCAATAATTGTTAATACTAATTTAATTTTGTTTTTCATTCTCTTCTTCCTCCGAATAATATCTATCGCCTTTCGCCTTTACTTCTTGAAAATAGGCTCTGTAGCTTTCGTCTTGAATATCATCAAGGTTGATTTGCTTTGTCACTTCATATACTGGTTCGTTATAGTCACAGCAATGTAAGTGCCACAACTGGTTCTCCTGCAAAATGTTTTGATTAAAACCGCATGAGCTTTGAGCTGCTGCAAAAACAAGTGCTGTCAACAGCTCTTCATCAAGAGTTATTGTAATCATTTCGCCCTCCACTTTCTCTTATTAGCTCTTTTCTTAGCTGTTTCTCTAGCCATTTCATCCCAGACATAGTCAGCATTTTCGAGCATGAGGTCCACGCATTTGTCCTTTAAGGTCTCGATGATAGCTTGGTCTTCTTCTTTCTCCCGATAGCATGCTGCCAACTCCTTTTTAAGCTCGGCAATTTCTTCATCGTATCGATCCTTTTCAGTGATCACATGTGGACTATTGAATGTGATTGTTTCGACTGGACAGCCTAACAAGGATTGTAAAACCATTTCAACGTTGTCAACAATCACTGGTTCATCCGAATATTTGCGACCATCTGGAAATCTAAATCGTGTATCTGAGACAGATAGCGGAAAAGGAATAGTATAGCCAAGCTGTTTTGCAAACCTAAAAGTATCATCAGCCATCCTACGGTTAGCACAGACAATATAATGTCCTGTCGCATGACTTTCCAAAATAGCCATTGTAGTTTTGCCGAAACATCGGCCAAATCCAATAATTTTAGTCATTATTCTTTTTCCTTTGTTTTCTAGCTTTGTTTACACGTATTTTCAACTCAATCCTTGTTAATGGAAATAATAGAATTACAAGTGAATAAGTCAATAATTTCGTTAAAAACAACATAATAGTTGCATATATATTTAATAGCATCCCAACAGGGTAAAATATCTTTGAGTAATGTATACACCAATCAAAGTATTTCTCCCGCTCTTCTTTATTTTCAGGGAATATTTCCCAGAATAGCTTCTTGATCCGTTTGTTCATCATATCCTCCTAAAACGGCAATCCATCGTCAATATCCATCGGCTGACCGCTCATTCCTGGTGGCATCTGCTCTTCGATGCTTGAATAATTTGCCGTATTATCACGTTTTTCAAGCACTTGGAAACTCTCAGCAACTACCTCTGTCACATAGACACGTTGCCCTTGCTGGTTATCATAGCTTCTGGTTTGGATTCGTCCAGTAATGGCAATCAGATGACCTTTCTTGGTCCAATTAGCCAGATTTTCGGCCTGCTGACGCCACAATACGCAATTGATAAAGTCAGCTTCCCGCTCTCCTGTCGATTGATTTTTGAAGTTGCGGTTAACTGCCAAAGTAAAAGTCGCAACGGCTTGATTAGACGGTGTATAACGTAGCTCTACGTCCCTCGTCAATCTACCGACCAATACAACATTGTTGATCATCTATTATCTCCTCTCCCACGGCATTCTCTGATGGCTATAATACGGGTACGCCAGTCGAATTTTCCCTCTCGGAGCTAGCACCCTAGGCTCGTAAGGCTTGACTTGCTCGTACAGCTCGTCTATTTTATCCAACATGCGTTGTCGCGGTGGTCGTCCGTCTAGCCATTTGTAGACAGATAGAGTCGTCACACCCATCTCGATCGCAAATTGGTCCCTCGTCCATCCTGTCTTTTGCAGGATGTATTTGATTTTATCTGCTGTTGTCATAGGTCCTCCGCATCGAACATTTTTACAAACCACCGCAGGATTTTGACCCAGAGCAAAAACATGACACCCGTGAAGATGCTCCCCAACCATAATAGCAATATAAATGCAATAGATATTAAAATTAGTTTCATCCCAAATCCTCCAACGCTACCCATCTAAACTGTGGGTATTTTTTAGCTTCTTCTTGGGTGCATTTGTAAGCGTAAATAAGAACATCAAACAACTTATTTGATTCCCTTAGTATGAAGCTTCCTAGTGGATTTACCAGAAATGTATATTCCCAACACTTTGGCTCTGGTACATCGACCAGTAGCACGCCTAGTTTTTCAGTCATTTTTCTACCTCCGACACATCCAACACATCGCCGACATCCACTTGCTCGTAGTAGTCTTCCGTTACCGAGTATGTTTCTGTTCTTTCCTCTCCTTTGTACTCCCCTTTTATCTTTATGTTCCATGTTCTTGGGTGGACAATAGGAACAAGAACTTTGCCAGAATATACAAACGTCGTGTATGCTTTTCTTTCATATTTTTCAATAACTTCGCCTTTTTCTAACTTATGGCAGGCAATCAGAAACAACACAGAAACCAACAGCAAAAATTTTCCTAAATATCTCATTAACTTTGCCCCTCCACCAATTCCGGATTTTCATAGATGTTGCCGATGATTTCGACACTTACGGCGAATTTTAGTGTTATAGAGAAGTATCCCTTCTCTTCTTCTCCTGGGTATTCAATGCGAAAGCATCCATCCCTGTAAACCACTACGCCTGCTTTGCGGTAACCAACACAATCATCATAACCCTTAAACCATGTGCTTTCCACCACATCTCCCTCAAATATCTCCTGACCGTTCTTATCAAACACCCCTGTGGATTGCATGAGTTTCGCACCACGTACACGCCTGCCAGCCTTGTTGCCTTCGTCCAACGTCACGTACAATCCGCGACTGGTCCAAATCACAGCTTTAACTTCATACATCTTACCTTCGTAAAATGCCCTATATCTCGGTATCATTTTCTGCCTCCTAATATATAATCTACTAAATCTTTATTTTGATAGATGTTGCCGATGACTTTGCCCATACCGTAATCACCATAAACGAACCTTTCATATCCGTTGTCGAGAACCAAAGCTAGTGTGTCTTCGTCAAATTTTATAATGCCATAGTTGTCCTCATCTTGGTCTGGGTAATATAAAATATCCCCAGCATACACCTCGACTTGCCCAGTCGAATCCATCTTACCTGTGGATTGCATGAATTTCCAACGTTCATCAGATAGACATTCATTCAGACTTTCATATCCACAATCTTGCCATGAGAAGAAAATATCATTAACCATATCTTCATCAAAAGTATCCCACGCCCTAAACTTCGGTACTACCATTCTTCTCCTCTTTCTACNTCTTTGTACTTGCACCCACATTCTTCGCAGGTCTCAATTTTCGGTATCATTTCCTACCTCCTTCGTAAAATAGCCAACTAGCGCCTAATCCAAACATTATCTTCTGAGCAAGCGTCATCTCGTGGATGATGTTAGGGACAAACGAATAAAATATCAGCATAAATCCGACAGACCTTAATAATTGTTTCATCATTTCACCACCCCTTCCATTACCTTTTGTAGCCATCTTTTGGCTTCTAGTCTAGCGTTAGATGACCCGAAACGGTACAGGCTAATCATGGCCAGTGTCTCCTCATTTTTTCCTGGAAGACGGCTATATATGGCCCCAGAAATAAGCTGTCTGCGAAACTCAGCTAATCTATCCTCAAAGCTCATCACTCCACCTCCAAAACAAATCTGCCGTCGTAAAATTCCGATGCTGGTCTGACGAAGATGTCGCCTGTCGAAAGAGATTGGTAAACAACACCTGGAACTAAATCACTTTCGATTATTACAGTAAACAACACCTTGTAAATTTTGCCTGATTTCAAATGCTTATATTTCATCACTCCACCTCTACGACCTTCACACCGTCACAATCAAACACCCAACCAAAGCCGGTTTCTTCTAACTCCCTTTTTGTAAAATGTCCATCTTTTTCAGCGTGGTGAGCAAACTTGATTACAATTGCTACTTTGTCGCTGCCATTTGGATGATTTTTGTACAACCGTTGGCCTGTTGGAAATTCAACCGTATATAACTTCTCCTGCTCAATCTCGTAGCCATTAAGCCAAGCACGGGCTATCATATCAACCTTCTTAGGAATCAAGTCGTCATTCTCATCATATGCCCAATCACCGACTTTCCCATCGTCATCCAGTCTATAAAGAACTTTTTCCAAATGCCAGCCAGAGCGTTTGCATTCCTCAATCCACTCCGCCACAAACTTCGGCACCACAAGCTTCTGCGGTTCGTGGATTTGGTTGATAACCGATACAATTCGGTCAAATCTTACCGCGGCAGCCTCTCCAAATCCCACTTTGTACTTCTTCAATTCATTAATCGCTTCCTGTTTATTCATCTGTTTCCTCCAATTTTCTCGCTATCGCCTCAATCACATTAACCGTGACTGAGTTGCCAGCTTGCTTGTACAACTGGCTATTACTGTTTACTGCCTGGGCTCT